CCTGCAAGTAGTGCATCCTGTGCTAGTTCGTCAATGCTGTCAGCCATGTTGAAAGCAATGATGTTTGCAACTGCTGGGTCAACGTCTGCAAGAGACATCAACTGCAACTTGCGAGTTACTACAGTTGCGTTACCGTATTCGTTTAGGGTTACGGTTACGATGTCTGGAGTAGCAAGTGATACTGCACTTGGGTCAACATCTTCTGACAAAGCAGTCTTAGCAACAGCCATGTCGTTGTAGATTTGTAGCGCAACACTTGAACCAGGCATTGCCTGACGTGCTGGCTTCTTGTCTGCTACTGAACGTAGCAATGGGGTTGCACGTAGTTCAAATTCAACAAGGCGGTCGTAAGCCTTCTGAACTAGACCTGCGGCGTTTGATGGGGTGAAAGCACCAACGTTGTTAGCGGAAGCGTAAGCGCCACCACCAAGACCACCGTTAGTACCAGCACTACCACCTGATAAGCCTGTATTCGGCATAATATATTTCCTTAGGGGTTAGATTGATTTGCGATTATTCAACGCCTTGACTGTAGAGAAAGTTAAGTAACTCCTCCGCAGACGAAGCGTTATTCATGATGTTGAATGCATCATTAACATCATCTGGAGAAATTGCCCCAGATGTTACTGCATCTATTTGACGCAAAGCAGCCATGTCATTGACATCAACTGCTGATTGTTGTACAGGTGCAGCAACACCAAATAGTTCACCGTTATCACTCAGCCAGTTACTGATGCTGTCCGAGGACATTTCAATATCTGCTGGAATGAATTTGGCAACCTTTGGGTTGACACCTTTCTCCGCCAAGACTTGGCTGATTGTTGCTTCCCGTTGGAACTTGCGCAAACTTTCCAATTCGGCTTGCAGTTCTTTGAGTTGCTTGTCTTTCGCACGTTCTGCACGTCTGACTTTCTTTAGGACATCATCAGATGAACCACGTGATGGTTCGTCTGAGTAATCCTCAAACTCTAAGTCATCGTCCCAGTCTTGATTATTGTTGCTCATCGCAACTATCTCCCTTACATTAGTTGTTGTTCGTACATGTCTCACTCCTACACAGGGGTATGTAGGTTGGTATGTACTACCGCTCTTTTACTCAGTGGGGGCGGTCAATCCACCGAGAGTTTTATACTTGCTTCTTGCGTCCTAGCGAACCAGTTGTGATACCTGTTTGACCAGCAAACTGTGCACGAGCCTGTGAACGAAGACGCTTAGCGGAATCAGACTCACCAAGGTTTAGTGCTTCTTGTTCAAGTTCTGCTTGTGTAGGTGCTGTAGTACCAAACATACGGGACGCTTGTTGAATACCAGTACGTTCACGAGCCACTTGCTTTAATCCCTTGGCTGCTACTTCACGAGTAACTCCACGCTTCTGAAGTTCAGAAACATCAGAGGCTAG